GTTATTTGTCCTCCATTTTCTTGAATACGAAATCGCCGTCTGGGATATCTTCGGTTATTTTGTCTACCGCTTGTAGTTTCCCTTTGACGAGTTCGCCGAGTTTAATTTTATTCGTCTCGCCGTTTTCTCCCACGACAAGAATAAAGGAGTCGCGTTTATCGACTCCCAGTTTGATTTCCTCATAGTCCGTCACATCATTCGACAATAGGTTCAGTTCACTCGCCGTCATTTTCCCGTCAAGCGGTTTTCCGTTGATGGTTGGCTTGTTCTTTAACCGATTGTAGTTGTAGGTTACGGTAATACCGGGCGTAACTTTTATATGTTCCTGATTACCGTAGTAGTTTTTATCCGCCATTTTCCACCCTCTCCAAAACTTCTAATTTTTGACGATGCACGAGCGTTACCTCTTGCTCGTCTATTAAGGTGGCGATGATGTCGTATTTCAAAAAACCTGTTTTGAAGTCCTTTGTCACTTCACCCGGTATTCGAACGCGGAATTCGTCCTCTTCTCTATCCGCCTCTTCTTCGATTCCAAGTTCTTTGCACGCGAACACCACCTTTTCTATGAGTTCTGTAGCAACGTTCCCAAACGATAACCCGAACTCAAAAACATCGCCTTTGACTACTTTCAGCATCCTATTGCTCTACGAAAACGATAGAGGAAATCGTTGTCGTAATTCCGCTTTTTGTTTTCTTTTCTACCTTGCAAGAAATCTCTTTCAAGTGTTTTTCGTTTTCCGCAAGAGTATTGAAGATATCCGGCGTTACTTGGTCTTCCACTTTGTAATCGCTCTTTGGCTCTTTCCAGTTTGCCATTCATACCCTCCTTATGTCGTTCTTCCGCGCGTCTCTTGTTTCAATCCGCCGTCAAACGTAAACTTGTTATACTCGCATACAAGTTCTTGACTGTCTCCGAACCTATCCACCGACACATACTTCTCACCGAGATTGAGTTTCGGGTTGCCTCGCCAAGTCGTAGTTACAACACCCTCTCCCGCATGCATCTTTTCGAGTAAGAAATTCGCAATGTATTCCGCTTGATCGTGGCTTTGTACAAGATCGCTTGACGGGTGAGAATACTCGGTTATTCCGTTGTTACGCACGCTTTCATCGTCCTGTTTGGTCAAAGTCTTTGTCGTTATCTCGATTGCCTTACCCGTGACCGTCAGCACCGCCTTTTGCTTTTCGGCTGTCTTGTTCTTCGCAACGACCGAGCAAGCATTAACACCGCCTTGGAAGTCGGTCAATAGCACGTTTAAGTTATCCGTTTCCATTGCAGGGTACGCAACTTCGGTATTATAATCGAGCGTCAGTTCAAGCGATGCGTTCGGCTCTATATTAAGTTCGACCGATACCGCTTCGACAGTATCGTTCGACAAGGATACGTCACAGTATTCCACAGAAATACGGTTCGCAAACTCGGTCAGAGAAACACTCGATGAGTACGAAAACATATTGCTTTTGTCTATCTGTATTGCCGTCTTTGTCTTTGTTTCTTTCTCAGAGCGGACATTGATTTTATCTTCTCGGTCTACAAACACTTTGCATAGTCCCGCATTGGCAATTTCCTGTAATGCGTCCCAAGCCGTTCCCTTTGGCAGGAATGCCATCGGCACAACCACCGATTGCAAGTCTTTTGAGATGACGATAGTGTCCGCCGTTTCCCCTATTTTCAGGAGAATGTCAGCGGCTATATCGTATAGCGATGCATTCTCCGTCAACGGAAAACCGACATAGGTCTTTTTCTGCAGTCGCATTAGTCTGTCCACCGCACTACACTTTACCCATTGCGAATCTTGGTTTATCTGCCACTCGTCCGAATAAAACGTGCCGAGCGGCTGGTATTTGACTACCCCGTTGGTTTCTATTCCTATACTCGGCATCAATTTTCGGTCGAGTATCATAAGCGAACGGAGATAGCCCTTATCGAACTTTCTGTCCTTATTAAAGATGTTTACTGTCATCGTGTCGGATACTATGTTGTAGTTTCCGTCCGCCGCACCCATCTCTTCGGACACTTCGAACATTTCAATGGCATCGCCCTCGTACCGCTCCATCATTCGGTCGTAAAACTTCAATATTTTTGCACAAGCATTCGGCTTGCTCCACTTGGTTATCGTCAGCCTGATAGATGTAATGTCTTCAAGCTGCGGAGTCAATCGCACTTGTATCTGATTATTGACGGTCACACTATCCGAGTGAACAATCTTCCCGTCTCGTTTGTACTGCAAAATGAAGTCGACCGGGTATTCTTGCCTCTTTTCATCGCCAAGCACAACCCAAGAAATAATAGGTCTTTTAACGAAAGAAATTTCGATCCACGGCGCGTTTGCAAACACACCGCTACTACCCGACAACGAACCGCTCCACCAACCGAGAACGACCGAATCGTCCATCATCTGAAACGAGCCGTCCATTGTTGCATTGCCGTCCATCGTACAGCCTTTGACTGTCGGCACAAGGTATGCGCCGAACACTTCGTCCGGGTGACTGATAGCCGAATTACCGCTTTCCGTTGTTTGAATGTCCTTACTGATTTCCGTATCCGAGTAGATAACGTCCACTCTGCCGAGTATTTTTCGTGGATTATCCGTATATTCCATAGGTTATCTCTCCACAAAAGCAACGCTGACGCTTGCCCACATTATCTTGCCTTTCGCCCAATCGTATCGTGGCTGACAGGACAAGTCCTGCGGACGAGCGGTCATCGACGTCAACTTCCCCGTTTCGGGATCGTTGTAGTCTATCGTCACGAACGAGCCGCTTTTCGTTTCGGCAGTCAAAAGTCCCATATCCTCTTTCGAGAGATATTTCCACGACACTTCGACCTTTCTCTTTCTCCCTATAAGGTCCACGACCATTGTGCCGTCCATCGTTCTTTCCGATTTATCCAACACTTCGGTCGAGCAAGTGAGTTCGGTCGGCGCTTTTATCGTCTTACTGTTTATCTTAAAGAAAACCGCCACTTTACACCTCCCTTAAAGCAATGCCGTTTCGTTTATATTCTTTGTTCAGTCTCGGCATAATAAGCCTTGCGAACTGCTGTCCGTCAATCTCCAAGACGATGTCTTTTTGCTCTTCTCCACCTTTATTGCCGATTGCCGCTATCCCTTGGAGCATTCCATTGACCATATCTCCATAGGGACTGCTTCCGCTACCGACTACCGCGCGATTTGCCGATGCGGTGATGTTCAGCGAAGACGCGACCTGTGCCGCCGCTTGCTGCAACATAGGCGTATTGTCGTACATTCCGTCTGCCATCATATCCATTAGGTTCGGTATCCACTCGTCTGCCGTATGTCCCGGACCTTTCTTTGTCGGCGAGCCGAAACCGAGAAAGTCTTTTATCGACTGTCCGACCGATTTTACTCCGTCTACGACTTTACTCCATGCTTTCTTTATGCCGTCACCGATATTATTAATTAGGTTTTTACCCCAGTTGAACGCTTGCTTGAACAGGTTGCTAAAGTAGTCTCCGATACTTGAAAACAACCCCGTTATCTTATCCCAAATCCAACCGCATACCGAGCAGATCCCGTTCCAAATATTCGTGAAAAAGCCGCTGATACCCGTACAAATATTGCGGAAGATATCCAGCACATTCACACCGATACCTTGAAAGAAGTCTACGAACCCTTGCCCAAAGCCTTTGATAAACTCCCAAATACCGAGAAAGATATTCTTAATAGCGCTCCAAATACTCGTAGCAATGTTCTGCATATGCGTCCACGCATCCGACCAATCGCCTTTGAGTATCGCGCACACGAACTTGATTACTTCGATGATAGCGTTCGCCACATCCAAGACAGCGCTCAAAAACGGTCCGAGCGCGGCGATGATTCCGTTGACCACTCCGACTACCAATCCGTACAGCACTTCGATTACTTTGCCTATTAACTCAAACACGGGCTTTAGGAGTTGATATAGTTCAACTATGGTATCCCAAAGCGATGCGAAGAGTGACTTTATCTTCTCCCATAGCGGTTCGACATAGTTTAGGAATTTCAGCACCGCATTGCTTATAACGTCAAACGCACTTTTTATAATCGTCCAAAGACGGGTGAAAACGTCCGAAACGACTTTGAGTATCTGCTTGCCGTATTTTTCCCAAAATGTCTTGGTTCCATTGACTGTATCAAGTACGATTTTCTTTACGAGCGGCCATACTTTCTTGGCTATAGCAAGCACTTTCGAGAAGACCTCTTTCACGCATTTCCAAACCGTTTTCAAGGCTTGCACGACTGCCGCTTTGATGCGTTCTCCGTTCTCGTCCCACCACGCTTTTATAGTGTTGGCTACGCTTATAATGACAGACTTAATCTTCTCCCATATGCGTATTACGGCATTGCGGAAGTCTTCGTTGGTCTTCCATAAATACACGAGCAAAGCGACTACCGCCGCTATTGCTAAACCGATGAGCCCCGCTTTCGTGAATAGGACTTTTGCCACCTTAATGATTGTGCCGAGACTGCCGACAAGTTTCCCTATTACGATAAGTAATGGTCCGATTGCCGCCGCAAGCAGTGCTATAACTACGATTTGCTTTCGCGTTCCCATAGACAGTCCCATAATTTTTGCCGTCAGTGGCGAGATATACTTCGTTATAAACTGCCGAATGAGCGGAATCAACACATCGCCAAAGGAAATCGCTATCTCTTCAAGCTCGGATTTCAGGATCTTCCATTGTCCTTGCAAAGTATCGAGCTGCGTTGCCGCCATGTCTGTCGCTTTGTTCGTTCCCGTAATGGCTTTGGTCATTCCCCTTACGGCATCACCGCCCGCCGACATCAAGGCAAGCATACCCGGACCGCCCCTTGCTCCAAATATCTTCATTGCTTGCGAGGTGTCCATTCCCGCATCTCTTAACCTGTCAAGAATTGATGCGAAATCGTTGGTTGCCGGATTCACGTCTTCTACGGCTATGCCGAGTTCTTCAAAGACTCCGAGTGCCGCCGTTGACGGGTTCATAAGAGATACGAATGCTTGTCGAAGCGAAGTTCCTGCCGTACTTCCGTCATAGCCTGCATCGTATAACACGGACAGTGCGCCGACCGTTTCTTCAATCGAATAGCCGAGGCTGTTTGCCACAGGACCAACATACCCCATTGAGTTTGCGAGTTTATCCATCGATGCCATAGAGTCACCGATTGCCGCCGCAAACACATTCGTTACTCTTTCCGCTTGGTTTGCCTCCAACCCGAACTGGTTCAAAGTCGAAATAACGGTTTCGGTTGTGAATGCCAAGTCGCTTTGTGTTGCCGATGCAAGGTTTAGGGTTGCCTCGATGGAGTCTGCCATCTGGTCTACCTTGTAACCTGCCGACGCCATATAATACAAAGCGTCCGCCGCGTCCGATGCCGAGAAAACCGTCTTCGCACCCATCTCACGGGCGATTGACGTCATTCTTGCAAGTTCTTCGCTTGTAGCACCCGCTACCGATGCCGCGTTTGCCATTGACTGCTCGAACTGTTGCGACACCATGACTGACTTCGTACCGAGTGCCACAAGCGGAGCCGTAACCGTTGCCGAGAGTTTCGTTCCTGCTTTCGTCAGGCTTGCAGACACCTTTTGTATCTTCTTTTGGGCATTGTCTAACCCTTTCGAGAGCGAGGATATGTCCGCCGCTATCTTTACCACAAGGTTTCTTATAACCGCCAACTGTCCTCACCCCCTATTTTGGCATGAAAAAAGCAAGTACCGATTTGATACTTGCTTTCGCGTTTGATGTGTATTTTGTTAGGTCTTAGATGTCGTATGTGGAAGATTGATTATGTCATTATAGGAATGGTTGTCCATCTGTTGCATCACCTCCTTTACTCGACAAACTGTAATTTAACTATTTATTAATTCTTGCAGTTCATTGACAAACCGGCAGACATGAAATCCATCACATACCGCATGATGAACTTGAATCGCTAAAGGAATCATAATTTTCCCATCTTCCTCGTAATATTTCCCCAAGGTGAAAATGGGGATTAAATAACGGTATCCTTTCTGCAAGTTCAAATTAAACCCCTCAAATGTTGACCACGGTATCATAGATACCGTAAATACATTTTCCGGAACATCCGGTTTTCCCGTCATATCATGATTGCTTCCATACCGTTGAATATCGTTTTCATAAGCCATTGAAAATTCTTCGATATTCGGCGTATATTCAGTCCAAAGGTCAGAAAATGTCTCTGTGTCCTTGTGAAAGACGGTATAACTGGGTATCATCTCGTCATATATTCCCAATTCACCCGCTTGGTTGATTGCTGTTCTAAATTCAGAATGGCGATTTACAATCGTTGCAATGTAATATAGCATCGCAGGATACAGCTTCAGTTGTTTCTTCTTTATTGGCGTAATATCCAATTTAACAGTCATGCTGTATGTGCAAGGCACGTCTGTAAAGTAGTGTTCAAAATACTCATTTCGCTTCCAACTGTTTCTATCAATTTTTTCAAATACCATTTTAGTGTCCCTCACATATTCCGGTTTGTTTAAGCCTTATGACCGCCGATTTGCTCGTTTCGGTCTTTGGCGGTTGCACCTTCTTCACGGTTCATCCCTTTTAACACAGCATTCTTGACAAACTTCTTTTTGATACTCAGCATTGCTTCTTGCATGCGCCTTTCCCGTTCCAATTTTTCTTCTTCCTCCGCTTGCTTCTTCTTCAGTGCTTCGTAATCGGTAAAGAGATCAAGTTGCTGATATTCATCTTCCTGTTTAACTGATTTTTCATCTGCAAGTTTATTTGCTGTTGTTGTTATCCTGCGGATAAGTAAATTCTCGTCAACTATTTTATTTCCGCCTTCGCTAATTCTATCAAGCGTTCCGTTTGGTCTATCATGAACAGCGGAATGTTCAGCACATTTCCGTCAAGCGTGAGATTCTTTAACGAATATCTCACGACAAATGGTGTTTCGCCCTCGTACATCTTCTTGTATTCCAGCATACTCGGTGACGAAACACTTTTGCCGGACTTCACTTCTATCGGAATGATATCGTTCTCCGATTGCACGATAAAGTCCACTTCATACTTGTCATTTGCCCAATAATGCGGATTCGCTCCATATATCCGAATCAGACTCTGTACAACGAAGTTTTCGCTCAATGCACCCTTGAATTCCTTGAAAAGCCTGTCACCCTCTGTAAATGCCCTGTAACTCAACTTTGACTGACTTCTCAATAGTCCCACATCGATATGGTACACTTTGAAAAACTCTTCCTCTTCGTAAGCGGTAAGTGGCAAGGCGGGCTTCGACACTTTGAAGATTTTCTTCACAAGGTCGGCATTTACCAACCATTGAAGATTGTTTTCGTATTCCCTTGCTCTCGCGCCTTGTTTTACTTTCGAGTAAGTAAACTTCTTCTTTTCTTTGGAAAGTTGCGCGGGGAGAGAGTTCCATATAAGAGTTATCTTCTGCACATCATACTTCACTTCTTCGTCCTTGAAGTCATCGTGATGCTTGCCGAAGTCCTTTTCATACGAGCCTATGATGCCGTTTAATGCCTTATCCACCAACTCTATATCTCTTTCCTGCGTCCAAAGATATACGGGTTCAGGCATTCCGCCCGTAATAAAGTACATCTTGAGTTTTTCGCAAAGCGGATTGTAGAACGCGTCGGGAATATTGCCTATCTTATCAAGCGTAGTCATATACTCGTAAAGGTTTTCATCACCGTTTGCAATCAAGAATTCCGAGAAAGTCATCGGTCCCATATCGATAAAATCGACTTTGCCGACCGGGAATCCTTTCGATAGCGTCAAACCGAGTAACGAACCCGCGCATATCACATAATACTCTTTTGCATTCTCGCAGAAGTATTTAAGGGCGTTCAGTGCATCGTTGCACTCCTGTATTTCGTCAAAAATGATCAGTGTCCCATTATCTATCCTTTGTCCGCTTGCAAGCGAAAGATTTTGCATGATACGAAATACGTCTTTCGTTGTTTCGAAAAATTGCTTATACTCTTCGTTTTCATCAAAGTTAAAGTACGCAACCGACTCAAAACTCTTGCCAAACTCTTTCATCGCCCAAGTCTTACCTACTTGTCTTGCTCCGCGAAGAATCAATGGTTTTCTATACTTAGACTCTTTCCATTTATTCAGTTCTTCCAGAATAAACCTTTTCAATTCGCTATACCCTCCTTGTTTAGGTTGCCTCTATTATACTCGATTTAACCTTTCAAGTCAAGAGCAAATCACGCTTTTTCGGTGTATTATGTGATTTTCTACACACTTTTTGCCGAAAAAGCGTGATTTAGCGAATTATTATCCCTTGCTCCGCCGCCATTGCTTTGAGTACGGCGTCTCCCGCCGAATTTGTTTTCTTTGGTTTTTTCCTGATGTCTTTCAGTATTTTTGAAAGACTCGGCAACTTCTTCTGCCTTGCGAATGCTTCCGTATGCCATGCAAGCGTGATGTTGTCCTCGAACAGTCGAGTTTCCCGCTCTCGCTTTTGCTTTGCAAGGAGCATTACTTCATACGGAGTGTAATTGCCGATTCGTAAGGGATCTATGTCAAAGAACACGACTGCCTTTTCGCAAAACTCGGAAAGGTCAAAGGCAGTCTCACTTATTCCCCCTGTTTACCTTCTGCCTTGCCGAATGCAAGCGTAAAGGCTTCGCCGAGTTTGTCCGCAATCTCGGTGATGTTTGAATACTCGTCAATCAGGTCACCGACCTTTTCGAGTGTAAGGGTTTTGTCTTCGTGGCAAAGCCCCGCATACACGATAATGAGCAAGTCTTTGATACCCACGTGCGAAAGGTCAAGTGCTGTAATGTTCTTTCCTGTAAGGTCTTCCACCTTGACGAGCGCATTGATGCCGTATCTCAATGTTCTGGGTTTATCCAAATTGATGGTTACTCCGTTCTTCATTCTTACTCTCCTTTATGGAAACTCAATTCGCCCGTACCCGTAAGTTCAAGGCTGATGCTGACCACGTCATCCACCGGGTCTTCGATTGACAAACTGCTGATGTATGCCGTTCCCTGATAGTAGTTCGCGTTATCCACATACAGTTTTACGGTTACGGTCGTGCCTGCAAGGTATGCCTCTTGCAGTGCCGCTTGACCTTGGGTGTCGGTCGGCACTTCGTAATCGCCTTCCGAACTCGCAGTCCACTCTTTCAGTCCCGTGATGTAGTTCTTCCAGTCATCGCCAAGTGCGGTCGTTTCCAAAGTTTCAAGCGACAGTTCAAGCGACCAGTTCTTGATTGCGGCTACCTTTTGGTTTCCGCTCTCACCGATAATCACTTTTCCGTTTTTACCTGCTACAGCCATTTTCGTCCTCCTATTTTTCGTTGTAATAAAACTCGAACTCGATGCTCGACAGGTACTCTTCCGTATTGAACTTCAATGCGGTGTTCCCGTTGTACTCGTAGTCCGTTTTAATGAAAACGGCTTGGATTTCCAAGCCGCACATATTTCCGTGAAAGTCTTGAAAGGCACGCTTTACCAATCTCGACAATTCTCTTGCTTTCTTGAACGTCCTGTCATGGCACACGAACTGCATCGTTTGTCTGACAAACCCCGTATCGCCTTGCAGAGCCGAATCGTAGTTGGCAAGCACGGGCGAATAAACGATTGCCGGGAGCGGCGCGTCTTCGGGGAGCATTATGGGGAATATCTTATTCCCCACACGTTCTCTTATTTGTTCGTTTTTGCTTAAATAGGCATATATTGATTGGCAGATGTCCGTCATAGTTTTCTCCCCACCGCATTCGAGATTGCTTTCACGATCTCATCGTTTATCTTGTCGATGTTTTCGTCCACGGCATTTCGTAGAAACGGGTTGGCAGCTCTTCCCCTTGCACCGAGTTCTACGAACGTGCCGTATCGGAGTGACTTGTCATAGTCTACCGACACGGTCGCTTTGGTTTCCGTGGCTTTGCCTTCGTTGAGTTTCAGACTCGCTTTCAGCGTTCCCGTATCCACGGGACAGTTTTTCCTTGCATCGTCAAGCGCAATCTTGCCGCCTGCCTTTGCTCCCGTCATAAGTACAGATGACGCGGCATCTTCCATTGCTCGGATATCTTTCACGAGTTTGTCTGCGCCTTCCACTTTCGTTTTAACCTTCCGTTGCTTTGCGCTGTAACCCATTGTTCACGATCTCCTTGCAGTTAAGTATCGTTGCTTTATGCCCCGTTTTATCGTCCGAAACTCCGATTATTTCATATAACGAGTTCCCGTACCTAACGCGATTTAGAACGGTCACGTTAGTCGTGTATCGGAGCGTTATCTTCACCACCGTTTCCGCTGAAACTTGTTGCGCCGTGTAATACTCCGTACCGCTCACAGGCTCGATACTCGCCCATCTTACGTCCGTTGTCACCCATGTTCCTTCTTGCCCGCCGAAATCGTCTCTCTCCCACACGAAGGTCAGGATTTCCACCTTTCGGTTCAATCTTCCTATATCCATCAGAACCTCTCTTTCCTGTAGGCGAACAGCATTCGCCTGACAAGGTCAAGGGTTTCGGATATATCGATACCCGTCTTATCCTTTGAGATTTGCCTTTCTTCGTAAAGCGTGGCTACGACTATAAGCATTGCCTGCCGCACGGTTTCGGGAAGAGGTTCGATTTCCGCAAGCGGTCTTCGAAGCACGTCTTCCGTCAGTTCCCGCGCCGCTACTATAAGCGAGGCTATGAGATTTTCCTCGTCATCGCCGTCAACCCTCAAAAACTCTTTGGCTTCTTGAAGAGTAATCATACTCATACCTCCCTATTGTTTTTCGTTTACGCTCCCCTTTTGGCAAGGGTGACGAACGGAGAAATGGTCGCACTGCCTTTGTAAGGAGTGAGCGGTTTCGTCCAGATAGGTTTGCCGTCAACCCTGTAGATGAAACGGAACACGTTTTCATCGTAAAGGAATCTGACGTGAATGGAACTTGCCGACTTAATACCACCCTTATCAATGAGAAGGTACTGACCGATATCCGCAAGGATAATGTCTCCGACTTCGCCTGCGGCACTGCACTGTTCGATAGGTACGACAGGTCTGCCGAAGAGCGTGCCGTAGGGTTTCTCCGAAAGACCGCCTGCCGGGATATACACGGGTTTATCTCCGATTTTGAGCGTGTAAAGGTAAGGTTCAAGTTCTTGGTTGATATACCACACCGCATTCGCTCTGGAACGAGACCACAGTCTGTTCCACATCTTGATGAGGTTCTCCACGGTGATTGTATCCGTCTGGCTTGCTTCTTTCGCCACGGTCACGATTGCACCGCTGTTAAGGATGCCGAGCGGTTCGCCCTCGCCGCTACCCGAAAGGATGGCATCGTCAATTTTGAACCCGAACTCTTCTGCGAATGCCTGACGAATAACGGCTTCGAGTGCCGCCGCGTCCTGCAAAAGTTCATCGGTCGCATAGCAAAGTCCCGTGAGTTTTTTAAGCGACAGTTCCATCTGCCTGAACTTGGGTTTGCTTGCGGTGATCTCGTCCGCTTCGCCTTCCCAGTAGGTCTGAACACCGCCCCAACGAGAGCCGTTTGCACGACTGTCTTCGTCAATAGCATTGATTTTCATTCCGTTTGCGTTTGTGCTGATAGGAATCTTCTTGACCTTGCTTGCGAGAATACCCGTTTCATAGGTTCTCTTCAAGAGTTCGGTCACGAAATCCTGCTGTACAAGGAAACCGCCGTCCGAGGGAGTGGTTTCGTTAAGACCGCTTGCCGCTCTCGTGGAAAGTCTCTCGTCCACCTTACCGCCCGGCATTGCCGCTCTATATGCCGCCATGAGTTGCTCGCCGAAAGACGCGAATCTCTTTTCGTTGTCCTTGGCGGGAGTGGGTTTTACTTCGGGTTTCTCGCTCAAACGATCTTCGGGTTCGATAGCGAGAAGTTTTTCCGCTCTGCCGATACTCTCATCCCACGCACGGATTTCCTCTTCGTACTTGTCGATGTCCTTCTGCTCTTCTTCGGAGAGGAAACGGTCTTCGGCTTCCGCCTTGTTAAGCACAGCCATCGCCTTGAGTCTTGCGTCCTCTCTCTTTGCTTTCATTTCGAGAATTTTCTTCATATTCATCTGTTTTCCTCCGATTAAATGATTTTGAATTTTGCTTGCAGGTTCTTAAGTTTTTCCTGCTGTTTTGCCTTTTTAACTGCGTTTTCCGTTTCTTCCGCTACTTTACGTTGCTCGGTCTTATACACGTCATATTCTTGCATTGCACGAACACCGACATCGGTTGCCGTGTATGCCGGAAACGTTACGGGCGAGACGTCAAACAAGCGAACCTTTTTGAGTTCTCTCGTATCGATTCCGTCTTTGGATGACCACTCATCGTCTTCCACTACAAACCCGATTGACATCTGCGAAATGTCCCCACGGCGGATGCTCGTGGTGATGTCCCTTGCCCAACTCGTATCCGGCGGAGTAATGCAGACACGGAGTCCTACATCGTCTTCTACAAGTTCGAGCGTTCCCGCTCTGTTTCTGCCGAGTACATAGTTTGGATCGTGATTGAACAAAGCGCGGATATCGTCCCTGCCGATACTCTCCGCAAACGCGCCCTTACGCACTTTCTCTTTGAAAGGGAAAATGCCGCCCAAGGTTTCAGACCACGAATCGAAAACGGCGGCGTGTCCTTCGATACACGTTCCGCCGTCACTTTCGTTTATTCGTATTTCCTTTAGCGGGAGCATTCGGAGTTCCTTTTTGTTCGTTTTCTTCTCCATTGCTACCTCCTTCGTCTGGATTGTTTTGTTTGTCCTGCTGTCCGACCTGTGCCGACATCATCGAACCATTGACGAGATAATCGTCACCGCCCTGTTCCGCCGGGACAAGACTCATATCTTCGAGCCGCCTTATATCATTGATTGACAACCACCCGTTTTGCCGCCCAATTGAGTAGCCTTCCATTCGGGATTTGTAGTCACCACGCAATAGTCCGTCCACATTGAACTTGGCGAAATACAAAAGCCGTTCTTTCTCGTCAAGGAGTGAACGGCTTATCTCTTGCTCCCACCTTACAAGCCACGGCCGTATGGTGTGCTGAACAAACTCTATAGATTGATGTTCTATATTGGAAAAGGTTGCCCTTTCAAGGTCTCCGACAAGATGTGGCGGAACACGGAAAATACGGCATATCTCGTTCACTTGGTACTTTCTCGTTTCCAAGAACTGTGCGTCTTCGGGCGCGATGCCGATGGTATGGTATTTCATTCCCTCTTCAAGCACCGCCACCTTATGGCTGTTCCGTGTTCCCTGATACACTTGATTCCAAGACTGTCGGAGTTTTTCGGGATCTTTGAGCGTGCCGGGGTGTTCCAACACACCGCCCGGTCTTGCACCGTTGCCGAAGAACTTCGCTCCGTACTCTTCCGTTGCCAAGGCGAGTCCAACCGCCTCTCTTGCTTGCGCTATGGGGCTCAAGCCTTTCACTCCGTCTATGGACATCGCTTTGATGTGGAAGATTTGGTCTGGTCGGTAGACATAGGTTTTGTTGGTTATTTCGTCCGAATAGGTATACTTAATCTTGCCCGTGGTGCTGTCACGTTCCACTATCATTTGGTTCGGCTTTAAGTACCACAGTTCGGTCGTATGACCTTGTTTTCGGATGATTCTTGCGTATGCGTTACCCCACAGAAGGAGAGATGTCATCATCGTTTCCCTGAACTCGAAACTCGTCATTTCTTCGTTTGGGAACTCATAAAGGCAAGAAAAAAGCGGATGTTGCTCCGCCATTTCATTCTTACCGCCTTTTCCTTTCTTAAATAGGTGTAGCGGTAAACTCGCTATTGTTTCCGCCAAGATCTTCACGCAAGCATAAACGGCGGAAGTTTGCATCGCCCGCATTTCGTCCACATTGATGCCGCTGTTGCTGTTGCCGATAAAGTCGACATCTACACCCCTGATGAACTCTTGCATTTCCTTTGATGGTGCTGTTCGCTTCTCTTTTTTAGGAGCGTCTCTGCTCCGTCCGAATATTCCCATTTTACCTCCATAAATGCCGAACACCGCCTTTGTTTTGGCGGTGTCCTTGCTTGGTTGTTTTCTATTTTATACGATTGCGGTGTATCTCGGATAGGAGAACCCTTCGCTATTGATTAGGATTTTGTAGTTTCTATCCTTACATTGGAGTGCTATCATGTGCCACACCCCGTCTTCGTCTATCCTCATTAGATCCTTGTTTTCCTGCACCCATTTGCAGTCTTCGAATAGATCGTTCGCTACCTTATCGAACTCGGCTGCAGTCAGGTGGATTGTTTTCTCCACCTTGACTTCCGCTTTCGGCATTTCCTTGCCGTGCATGTACTTATATTCGGCTACCGCATCGTGCCAGTCATTGATGTTTGCTACCTTTCTCACGATTATTGCTTTCATCTCTGCCACCCCTTATTTATTCGTTTTGGCGGCTTTCCTGCCGAGTTCGTAGGCTTCTTCGAGCATTGCCTTTATGCTCCACACACTCATTTCGATGAAGTCTTCGCTGTCGCTGTTTCGGGTTTCGAGGTCACCTCTTTCTTCGATGCTGTATGAGTTCTTTTTTGCGATTTCGATGAGTTGTTTTTTCATTGTTTTGCTCCTTTGTTTTTGTACCTACAATATACCGTAAACAATCGAAAGAGCCCAGCGAAAACGCGTGAAAACACAAAGAATTAACAAACAAAAACAAGGACTAACCCGCCCTGTCGGACGGTCGGATTTTTTGTCTTTTTCGGTCGTTTTTAGTCCTTTTTTAACGGTTTGCTATCGATAAGTGCCATTAGCGTATTGTCGATTGCTTTCCATTCGGCATTGCATATCAGCTCGGCGTATTGTCCTTGCATCTGGGAGCGATACATTTTTGCCTGATGCTTGGCGAACTCGTCTGCTATGATTTCGGGAGCGTGTTCTACATCGGCGAGTATCGTTGCTTTGAGTTCTTCGACCTTGGCATCGTACGCCTTGTTCTCTTCTTCGGTTGCGTGGGTGTGGAAGCCGTGACTGTAGCATTTGAGTGTTCTGAAGATGTCCTTTTGTTTTGCCATTGTTCTGCCCTCCTTATGCCACCGTGATGTATCCGTTTTTGTCCATCGCGTATCCGAGTTTGATGCCGTTTCTTTTCGCGTAGTCGATAAGGTAATTGATTGCCGTTCTGTAGTCTACTACCGCGTCCGTATATCTCACTTTGTTGTAGTGGTTATGGTCTCTCACCAGTGCGTTGAGCTTGTTCTTGCAGTAGTTGCGGATTTCCTTTTTCGTTTCCATTTTATGCTCCTTTCGGCTGTTGCCCTTGCTTTGTTTTGTACCTACAATATACCGTAAACAACCGAAAGAGCCCAGCGAAAACACGCAAAAACACAAAGAATTAACAAAGAAAAAGGGCTTTGTTTTTGCCCTTTATTCGATGGTAAAATCTTCGATTTTCTCGTACTTTCTCTCTACCATTATGCCCTTTTCTTCAATGTGCTTTTCCATACTCTCCGTTGTCGGGAACTTGGCAAGCATCTGAAACCGCGTTTTAGGATCGGTGTACACGATTAGTTTCGTATATCCACCTTTCACCGCCTTTTTGTATTCCTTTTCGTCATCGATGATTCCCACCAGTGCCGACATAAAAAGTTCGGAATCTATCGGAAGATCCGCATAAATGCCCGTCATCGGATATCTCTTGTAATATTCGACCGCAGCGGCTTTGAGTAGTTCGTCCATTTTTCTTCTTTCTTCGATTGTTCCATCGAAGTCAATGTCAGCCGCTCCGCCATCACCGCTGTCATTATACCATCCGACTTTCTTGCCTTTATAATAGATGCTGCCTTGAACTCCATCCCAGTCTCTTCCCCGAAAGGTTCTTATGCCTTTCAAGGTAAATCCAAATATGCTTGCCATTAGTCTTCCTCCGTTTTTTGGTCGTACACTTCAATGGTTATCTTCATACCCGTGCGGAAGCCAAGTCTATATGCCCTATGCTGTTCGCTTCCCATTCGTTCGATGACTTCTTCCATAAACTCGTTAAGGAGTGTCATCTGCTCTTCGGATAGGCTTTCTTTCAGTTTGGCATACAGTCGTTCTTCTTTTTGGGACGACGGCAAGGCTTTGTAAGCATCTCGCCCGATGTTCTGTCCATCGTAGATTTTCTCGATTAAACTCATTGATTGTTCCACCTTTTATTTGGTATCACAAACAATAGCGCGTTCGCCGAGGAAAGTCCAGACGAAAAAGCCCCGAAACAAAAGAATTATCATTTAATCGTAGATTTCGACACCATCACGGATATGTTTTACCTGCACCGCCGGGCAGAGTTCCTTGTATCGTCTGACTATGACATCGCAATACTTCGGTTCGAGTTCTATCGCACAGCATTTGCGATTCAGTTGCTCCGCCGCCACCAAGGTCGAACCGCTACCGCCGAATGGTTCAAGCACGGTATCCCCTTCGTGGCTGCTGTTGTAGATGAGCTTAGCACAAAGGGTTATCGGCTTCATTGTCGGATGATCGGCGGACTTGGACGGCTTATTGTCGAGAATGACCGAAGTCGGTTGCTCGAACAGTTTATCGATAAAGTCCACAAGGTCGGCTTTGCTCATTTTCCTTGCATTTAGCCTCACGTCTTCATAGACCGTCGAGAGCGTTCTGTCGTTGATGAAGTAATGCCCGGCACCCTCTTTCCATCCGTATAGGATAGGCTCGTGTATCCACTGATAGTCCTGTCTGCCAAGCGTAAAGTGGTTCTTATACCACACAAGGGTTTGCGCGTATTTGAAACCCGCATTCACCATTGCCTTGATGAAGTTTACAGATTCTTTCGTGCTATGGAACACATACACTGGCGCACCTTTTTTCAGGTTTGCTTCCGCTGCCTTGTAAAAACTCAAAAGGAACTGGTAGAACTCGTCTTCGGAGAGATTGTCGTTTGCGATGTTTCTGTCTTTCCCGTTTATCGTTCCGCCGTAGTCCACGTTGTAAGGCGGGTCGGTTACCATAACATCGGCATATTTGTCTTCCAAGACCTTTGCGACATCTTCCTTTTGTGTGCAATCGCCGCAAAGCAGTCGGTGAGCCCCAAGTATCCACAGGTCACCGCGTTTGGTCTTCGGTTCGGCGATCTCTTCTATGGCTGTTTCGGCATCGAAATCGTCTTCGTGGACGTTCTCCATACTACCGCTGCCGAACAGTTCCTGTGCTTCGGCAAGGTCAAAACCCGTGAGAGTGATATCATAACCGCTCCCGTCAAGGTCTTTCAAAAGGTTTGCCAACAGGTCGTTATCCCACTCGCCGCTGATTTTGTTCAATGCGATGTTGAGTGCCTTTTCCTTTTTTTCGTCAAGGTCAACCACTACGCAGTCAACCTCTTCATAGCCAAGGTCTTTCATTACCTTTAGTCTTTGGTGACCGCCGACAACCGTTCCCGTTCGCTTGTTCCATATAACGGGTTCGACATATCCGAACTCTTGAATACTTCGTTTGAGCTTCTCGTACTCGGCATCGCCCGGTCGCAAGTCCTTACGAGGATTGTACTCGGCGGCTTTGAGTTCGTCCACCTTTCTTCTCTCTATTTTCATTCATTCCTCCTGTTTTGGGTATGAAAAAACCGCTTGAATTGCTCCAAACGGTTCTTTCTTTTAGTTAGTCTTCATCGTCATCATCGCTGTCACCACGGCTATGCCAATACTCATCGTTATTGGGATTGCACTGGTTAGCGTGATTGTCTTGGTTTGCCCAGTAAGCAGAATTGTTAGGATTATGCTGATTGGCATAATCATCAAGTTGTCTTTGGCTGTGGGTATAACCAGATACTCCGCGTCCCTTGCTCATGTGTAGCACCTCCTTTTGAACCCATAATAAAAGCCACATACACTGCTGTGTGTAAGTGGCTTGGGTTCAAATCTATGGCACTACACACAACAAAACAAAGCAATCTTTTAATTGCCCTTGTTTGTATGGTGTAATGCATTTAACAATTTCGGAGGCACCTATGGCCTCTCTCCCACTTTCTCGATAACTTAACGAGAATTTCAACAGTTACCGATAGTTAAAAGGATTACTTGACTTTCAAAGAAGAAATGCCCAAATGAATCCGTAATGTATTGGATGTATCTCGTTTAACCTTGCAAAATTTCTTCATTCTTTGCGAGCAAGTCTTCTTTTACGCTGTCATTATATCAAATCTTTTAGTTTTTTTCAAGCCTTTTTGCCCTAAATCACGATAATTCCGCGTTCGTTATATACGCTATCGGTCGAGCCTTCGTTTCGAATTGCTCGGTCAAGCGCCATAACGGTCGCTACCGCGCCGTCTATTCGTTCGGTGGACTTTTCTTTGTCCATCTTGATGTTTCCTGCCGGGTCGGTTCGGACATACACGTTATCCATCATCCATCGGAGCGGAACATTCCCGCCATGCGCTATCTTCTGTTCCAACACAAGTTTCATCAGTTCCTTTGTCGGCGGACTCATATCCTTAAAACCCTGACCGAACGGCACGACCGTGAACCCCATTCCTTCCAAATTTTGAACCATCTGCACCGCTCCCCACCTATCGAACGCGATCTCTTTGATGTGGTATTTCGTGCCGAGGTCTTCGATGAAGTTCTCAATGTATCCGTAGTGAATGACGTTGCCTTCCGTGGCGATTACCTGTCCACGACCGAGCCAAGTATCGTATGGAACGTGGTCGCGTCTTACTCGCAAATCTATCGTGTCTTCTGGTATCCAAAAGTACGGAAGAATGCTGTATTTATCGTCATCGGCTGTCGGTGGAAACACCAACACGAATGCCGTGATATCGGTGCTTGACGAAAGGTCAAGTCCGCCGTAGCACTCTCTGCCGAGAAGTTTTTCCGCATTTACCGCAAAATCGCATTTATCCCAAGCGTCCATCGGCATCCACCGCACATTCTGTTTTACCCATTGATTGAGTCGCAGTTGTCTGAACAAGTTCTCTTCCGCCGGGTTTTCTTTTGCCGAGTTGTACGCGGTCTTCAGTTTGTCTATATCCACCGTGATGCCGAGTGACGGATTGGCTTTATACCATACCTTTTCGTCTCCCCAATCGTCCTCGTCTTCCGCTCCGTAAATGACAGGATAGAACGATTTATCGTGCTTTCGCCCTTCGAGTATATCTTTGGCTTTTTGATGCACTTCCCAACAAATCGAGTTCCGATCCGTCCCGGCGGTTGTTATCAAAAAGAATAATGGTTGCTTTCGTGCGTCACCGGAGCCGTGTAGCATTACATCGTATAATGCTCGGTTCGGCTGTGCGTGTAACTCATCGAATATAACTCCGTGAACGTTGAGTCCGTGCTTGGTATAGGACTCTGCCGAAAGCACCTGATAGAACGAGTTAAGAGGCAAGTACACGAGCCGCTTTTGCGAGATTATCGGTTTGATTCGCTTTTTCAATGCCGGGCATTGCTCTACCATCTGACAAGCAACATCGAACACAATCGATGCCTGTTGTCTGTCGGCTGCACATCCATATACTTCAGCACCCCACTCGCCGTCACCCGCAAGGAGATAAAGTGCGACAGCGGCGGCGAGTTCGGACTTGCCCTGTTTCTTCGGTATTTCGACATAGGCTGTGTTGTATTGTCGGTATCCGTTTGGCTTAACGGTCCCGAATACATCCGATATGATTTGAGTTTGCCACGGCAACAAGTCGAAGTTCTTGCCATGCCATTCCCCTTTGGTGTGCTTGAGCATATTGATAAATGTGATTGCCCTTTGTGCAAGGTCAGGGTTGAATAGTTCGCCGTTTGGTTTTGTAATTATCTTACTCTCTCCCATTCAATCTCCATAAACGACAAGAAGAGAGACACTGCCCTCTCCTTGTCTTATTTGTTATTAAAACTCCCCGTCAAGGTCGATAAGGTCTACCGTTTTGCGGATTTCGGCAAGCGCCGCCGTGTAACTTCCGCAGTTTTGCACCCTCTCCCACATATCGTTGTAGTCGCTGATTCGTCTCGCCTTGCGGAGTGCGTCCCTTGCTTTTCCGATAATGAAGTAAATGTTCCCTTCCGGACCTTGACTATGGATTTCAACCCTTGGTTTGTTCATAGTTGTCACCTCCTATCAAGTCAAACAAAATACCGTAAAGGCAATCGAAAGTCCAGTATATAATTTGTCAATTTCGAAACTTTTCCCGCATTTTGCGAATTCGCCTTGAAACTTGTGCTTGACTCATCCCCACAATTTCACCGATTTCTCTTTGTCTCTTTCCTTGACGTATCTCTCGAAGTATTCTTTGGTCTTTCGGGGTTTGTTTTTCCTCGAACTCTTTTAGCATAATTCGAGTGATGATTTCATCTTCGCTCTGGCTTTCGTCTTCTATGACGTCGGCAAGAGTAAGTACGCTGTCTTCGGCGTCCCTGCCTATTACCATGTTCAGCGATACTTCGTGCGGATAGTGTTTGCTCGTTTTTCGGATAAACATCAGCATTGCGTTCCGTATGCACATAGCCGCGTATGTACTGAATCGGACACCCCTGCTTTCGTCAAAGGTGTCCGCCGCCTTGCATAGTCCGAGCATTCCCTCGGAGATGATGTCTTCCTTGTAGTTTTCCTTTATGGGACCATCACCGATTTTTCCGTACATATGGTAGACGAGTCGCATATTGTCCGTGATGAGCTTATCCCTTGCTGACGGCATCGTTTAGTTTCTCCGCTTTATCTACGAGTTCCCAAGCAAGGAAGTCCTTTCCGAAATGTCCGCCTACTGCCGTCTGTGCATACACGGGTTTCTTAAGGTCGAGTTTTTCAATCGTTCCCGCTACCGAAAGGTCAAAGACCTTTTCGATTGCTTTCTTGATGAGAACTTCGCTGACCGTTCCCGTGTAAAAGGTATTGACGTCAACGCTGGTCGGTTTAGGAACACCGATAGCATAAGAAAGCGCGACTTCGCACTTCTCTGCAAGGTTCGACGCAACGACGTTCTTTGCAATGTACCTTGCAAGATATGCGCCGCTTCTATCTACCTTGCTTGCGTCTTTACCGCTCATCGCTCCACCGCCGTTATGAGCGATTCCGCCATAGGTATCCACCATCAGTTTTCGCCCGGTCAGTCCCGTATCCGCAACAAACCCGCCGATTACGAATCGACCTGACGGATTGACAAGGAGTTCGGTCTTGGAAATGTCGTACTCTGCAAGAACGGGAGCAATCACTTTTTCCTTAATCTCCGCCGTCAGTTCATCGAGCGGTTTGTCTTCTCGGTGCTGTGCCGACACAACGATGGACACAATTCGAGAAAACCTGTCCCCGTCATACTCGACCGATACCTGACTCTTCCCATCGGGTAAAAGTCCCGCTATAACACCATTAACGCGACATTCGGTGAGCCTATCGGTCAATCGGTGAGCGAGTTCCACCGGGAGTGGCATATAGTTTAAGGTTTCGCTTGACGCATAGCCGTAGACGATGCCTTGGTCTCCTGCACCCTGTTCTTTCTTGCCGACTGCTCCCGCAATATCCGCGCTCTGCTTATGAATGCGGACTTCGTATTCGATGTCGTTTGCATCGTAGCCGACTTCGGCAATCACACACCTTGCAATGTATTCGTAGTCGACTTTCGCCTTGGTCGTAATCTCCCCGGCAATAAAGCATTTGTTATGGGCAAGCATTACTTCGCAAGCCACTCTGCTGTCTTCGTCTTGTTCCAGACACGCATCGAGAATGCTGTCCGCAATAAGGTCTGCAAGTTTGTCGGGGTGACCGCAAGTCACCGACTCTGCCGTATAGATATGTTTAATCATTGATTTGTCCTCCATCATCCCCCAACGGAAAGTTCTATCCATTGGGACTTTTGCTTGTTCTTCTAATTGAAATCTTCGCTCATAGTCGTGAACCGTGCGTCCGTTCCCCTTGAATGAAATCGGGCTATCCAAGTCCCACGCTAATAGTTTCGCCCACAGTTTTGGATACTGTTTTCGCAGCAAGCGTAGCTGCGCCGTAGATTGGTTATGGCAAAACCAACACCCGCCACGCAGCGATGTTTCATAGGTCGGACTTAATAGTCCGTTCTCCTCACACCACTCTCGACACATCTTTTCCGTCCACCCGTATTCCACGAGCGGACTTCTTTTCGATTCGGTCAGGTTATGAAATCGTTTGGGTTCGTCTATTGCTATTCCGATATACACAATCGCATTTCTCTGCACCTTTTGAAGCACGGACTGTTTTAGCCGTCCCGTACACCAATTCCCCTTTTGCATTGGAAAACCATATATTTTTCCCGCATATAGACTCTTTTCCCCGTTACTTACAGAATAAAAGTAGTCTTCGTAGGACTTTGGCGATGAGATATGCTCAACTCGGATTCCATACTTTTCATAGATGATTTTGTCTGCTTTTTCTTTGAAAGCAACCATTGGCGGAAGATCCGCGTGTATCGTATCCGTTGCCATTATCTCCACGTGGACAATTCTATCGAGCGGAAGACTGTATCTGTGTATGACTTCGAGCATTGCAAGGCTGTCCTTGCCGTAACTAATGCTTGCTATATACTCCATTACTCGATTTCGCCTAAAAATAAAACCTTGAAGATTGACTCCAAGACTTGAACCACTATTCCGTTGCCCGCTTGCCTGTATTGCTGCGTTCCGCTTATCTTTGCCGCAACGATTTTGTCTATCTGTTCATCTTTCCACCCCATAAGGCGAAGACACTCTCTCGGTGTGAGCTTGCGGATTCTCACATTCTCGGTGATCACCGCGTTTCCGTCACCGCAAGTCAAGGTATGCGCTACTCCGTTACCCACTCGACCACGCTTTGTCTTGCTGCCGGGATATGTAATGTTGACATAATCGCCGGGGTTGGCTTCTTCGTAGCCTTTCTTGTTTGCCACATTCACCTTGACGGGAGTTTCGAGTTTTAACACAGCAGAACTCCCGGACGGAGAGCTGCATTGTCCTGTAAGCGTTGGGGCAACATCCTTTATCTCGGTCTTGTTATAAGCCACGAACATCTCCGGGACATACCCTTTTTCTTCGATAAATTCGTTATATCTTCGGCTTACATAGTCCTGTTTGTCTTCTTCAATCACAAGATTGTCCTTTTGAACCGTGGTCAAAGCATTACAAAGACCTTTTTCGTTGATTTCAAGTCTCTGTTCGGTCGGCACTCCCGCCGTTCTGTCGGACGGATCTTCGGGGTTTCTTCCACGCATTGCTCCAACAACGGGAAGAATTGCTGTCTTGAACCCTTCCGGTCGAGTAGTAAGAGTCGGACACACTCCACTCTTGTTCACTTTCTTATTGAAAGCGTCTATAGTATCGCCCACTTCGCACTCGTTCTCTTTCAGAGTTTCAAATGCTTGCTTATAAAAGCGTTCTTTCGGCTCGGCCGTGTCGATGATGATAGGAGTTTGACCGCCACCTTTGCCCATCGCTTCGGTAAGCGTTGGACTAATGCCGTCCGTTCTCGGTGTTTGGTGCTTTTGAAGTCCACCAAGCACGAAGTCTTCGGCTATTTTCAGTTCGGTGTTGCCGCCCTGCTGACAATGCACGGTCGGAGCGATACCGTCAGGTTCATACACACGCTTGCTGATATCGTGCATCTTGTCCCACTTACCGCCTACCACTTCTCCGACCTGAACGCATTGCGGTCCGCGCCAATCTCTTGCAAGAAGTGTATTTGCGAGCCCGTCACCGGGGCGAATGCTGTCTCTTCGACTGTTAAATGTCGAACGAAGTATGCTCCGTATTGTGCTTTCCTTGAGATAGAACCTTTCATCGACCGTTTCGTCAATCATATCTCGCAAACGAATAGTCAATTCTTTGGGTTTTGGAAACACAAAAGGCTCGTGTTCACCCCTGATAGATATGCAGAAGACCCTTTCTCGGTTCTGCGGAATGCCGTAGTCCTTGGCATTCAACACTTTCCAATAGTTTGTGTAGCCGAATTCGGCGAGAAAATCGAGCCATTTATCGAAGTCCGCCTTGAACTTCTTGCTGACAAGGTTCTTGACGTTCTCAAGCAATAGGTATTTCGGGAGTGTTCCATTTTCCGATGCAACACGCAATAATCGCTCGACTTCAAACAGCAAGCCGCTGCGAGTTCCTTCCTTAATGCCCGCACCCTTGCCTGCGACCGATATGTCTTGGCACGGAAACGAATACGTCCAAAGGTCAGCGTCCGGGAGTTCTTCTATCTTGCGGATATCTCCGAGGTTGTTGGCTTTTCCGTGCATTGCCTCGTAACTTTGAATGGCATACTTGTCTATCTCGCTTATCGCCACGACTTTATGTGCAATGCCGATATTCGTTAATGCTTGTGTTTGCGAACCGATACCTGCGAACAGTTCAATCAGTCGCAACGGATTTTCGGCTGTGTATTCCGTCATGCTTTACCCCCTAATAGTTTTTCCATAATGTCATCGTTGGGGTTTGTTTCGTCCCACTTCGACAGTTTGCTTTCTCGTACCACGATGTAGATTTTGCTCCACACTTCGTTGGTTTGTTTGAGATACTGTTGCGCCATACCCACGAACGGGGACGGCATCGGCTTGCCGTTCTGGTCTTTTACGAGCAGTCCGTGCTTGGTGTTCATATCTTCGCATTCAAGCCATCTCGCTTTGCAAAATGCGTACTCTTCCAAGTTGTACGGCAGTATTCCCTGCGTACACCCGATGCTTTTCAGCCATGCGTACACGGTCTTGTATATCTCTTTTGCTTTGACTGATAAATAAGAAGGCGGTTCGCTCGGTAGTTCCAGTCCGTTGTCAGTTGTGAAGTTCACGACTTCTATCGGACGCTTGCCGGGATTGCCTTCCAGTATCTTTTGCGTGACCGCTTTCTTCGGTCTTCCCGCACCCGGTCTTGCTCCACCGCTTGCCATACTGCCTCCCTTTTGAATTTTTGATTTTTGCTCTGTTTTTTTGATTGTTTTGATTTCCCGCGAAATCAAAAAGGACGGTTGCCCGTCCTTCAATACTTCGTATTGGTTTTGATTTCTTTGATTTTTCCGTTTGATTTTTGATTTCGCGTTTTTTCGCGTTGGACTGCGGCCCCGCTCTTAGGGTGGAAATCGTCAGATTTTCGATGTCCCCCTCCCTCATAAAGTGGCATTTTGCTTTCGTTAGCACATATTTTACACTTCTATTGCACATAATTCTATTGACAAATCGTTTTTGTTTTAGTATAATAGTAATAGAAAAACTAATTGGAGGTGTTTTTATGGCTAACGTTAATGTCACAATTCGTATGGATGAAAACCTTAAGAAACAAGCGGAAGAACTGTTTTCTGATTTCGGCCTTTCTTTTAACGCCGCAATGGTTATGTTTACGAAACAATCTATTCGTGAGCAACGTATTCCTTTTGAAATCACACGCAATACGATTTCAATGGCTTCTAACGATGCGGTTTCTTCCGTGTCCAAGCAACTTATTGACCAGAATATAGTGGCATATAAGGAGCTTGCAAAATGATTTGGCTCTCTAAAGATCAAGTTTTATACTTGCACAGCGAACTTATTAAAGCAACTGGTGGTTTGGACGGATTGCGTGATGACAACCTTTTACAATCAGCTCTGCTTTCGCCTATGCAGACGTATAATTCTGTAGAGTTGTTTCCGTCATTGATTGATAAAGCGGTTCGCTTGGCTTGCGGTCTTACGCAAAATCACCCTTTTATTGACGGTAATAAACGCATCGGTGCACACGCAATGCTTGTAACGCTGAAATTAAACGGAATTTCCCTATCTTATACTCAACAAGAATTATCTTCCGTTTTCTTGAAGTTAGCGTCGGGCGAAATCGCTTACGAAGAATTAAAAGTTTGGGTTCAGTCACACATAGACAGCGAGGAGACTTAATAGTCCCTCGCTTTTCTTTTCCACCTTGAGCCTTCCTCGGCGCTCTTGCGTGAGTGACACGACCAACACAGGCTTTGCAAGTTGCTCGGAGCGAACCGCTCGCCGCCTTGCTTGATGGGAACGATATGGTCTACCATTGTCGCTCTCGTTCTTTTACCCGCTTTCAAACACTCCGCACAAAACGGGTGCTGATTGAGTTGCTGCTTTCTCGCGTGCAACCATTCGGGTGTCTTGTAAAAGTTCTTCGTGAAGTTATCTCGTCCGTACTCGTTGTATTGCTTGTCTACGAGTTTCTTGTGTTCTTCACAGTATTGCCCGTCCACGAGCTTTGGACAGCCGGGATAACTACATGGTCGTTTTGGTTTTCTTGGCATATTTATCTCCTGCCTACACTCTTATTATATCTGCCGTTTGTCGCGTTTTGGCGGTTTTTGGCTCGGTCGTGTCGCTTTTTATAACTCGGCTAAACAGTCGCTTATAATGGCTATCGCTTTATCTCTTCTTCTGGCGATTGCATCTCGTCCCAAGAAGAACCGCTTGCTCATCTCTCGCAATGACATCTTTTGCAGATAATATTTGCGGATGATCTCGTCCAGTCCGTTAGGAAGTCCTGCAATACAGTCTTCAATCGCCGTGATACATACAAGAGTTCTATCTTCGGTCAATCCTTGTTTTTTCTTGTATTCCGCTATGGCTTTCTTGGCTGTATAGTTCTCCAAGTATTCCTTGATTTCAGTCGTTGTCATTGCAGTAGTCCTCCATTTCCTTTCGTCTTTTTTCTTCTCTTACACGCTCGTCCCAAACCCAATCGCCATTTTCATTGGGGTCGATCTTGCTTTTTAGCCAACTCCGTATCTGTCCGCAGTCTTCCAAGTTTTCGTTCCAATCGTCTTCGAAACAGACTCCGCACAAATCCCACATTTGCATCGTTCCGAACTTTTGCCCCTTATAAAAGAACAGCAAAAGCATTTTATCGGCGGTTTCGTCATAGTACTTCCACTTGTAGTAATATCCCCAAAGTGTGCGACCGCCGTCATATCGGGTTTCTATGTAATTTTCGCAAGCCTCTTTTATGTCGGCTTTCGGCATCGGCAGTCCGAGTATTACCTCGTAATCGAATTCCGCCTCTTCCGTTATCACCACTTTGTTGATGTCTGCCATACTACTCCTTTTCAAACGCTTGAATTATCGCTTTTACCTCGCCTACGCTTTTTACGACTACCGCATATCCGCCCGCCTTCAATATCTGCCGAATCGTCTGCTGTTGCAGTGCCGTTGCCGTGTTTTTACCTACCTTGCATTCCAGACCTATAAATCTGCCCTTATAACAGACTATCAAATCCGGAATTCCCGCCGTTCCGTACATACCGCCGTGTTCCTTCCAAAAGAACAAGTTTGGAACTGTTTTCAAATAATTGCTTATCGCTTTTATCAGGTCGCTTTCCTTCACTTTTTTCGCTCCTATATAAAACTACCTGTCACAACCGTCACACCTGTCACTAAATGACACTTTACCAGTGTGACAGTAACCCCTCTATTAGAAATCTCGTTTTTGTGACGGATGTGACGGTTGTGACGGAGTGACAGTAGTGACGGATAGTGTTGTGTGAGAACTGTTTTCCTGTCACTTGCCGTCACTTTGCCGTCATTACCCGTCATTCTTATCAGGTCGAAATCGACCAGTTTAGCCGTATTAGTCTTCCGATTCATCGAATATCGCCCGTTGATATGTCGGTTTGTAAGCCTGTCTTTTACCGAAATAATGTACTCTGCTCGAACCGCTCCGTTTCATCGAGTGTTCGATGCCGTCATAGTATAGCTGCGTTTCAATGCTCGTTATCTCTTTGCCAAGTGCCGCCGTTGAGTAAATGCACGGACTTCCCGTCACATCGTACACAGCCTTGATTAAGTCGGTTGCAGTGCCTTTCCAACCCATCGGATACTGTTTTAAGAGGTCTTTGACCGTTTTCACGATAGGATTGTTCTCGTACTCGCGCTTTTTGCGTTTCCGCTCTTCTTCCTCTGCCGTTCCGACCATATCCCATCGATACTTTGTTTCATCGAAATGCACCACGACGTCTTGCTGCCGAATATCTCGTCCCGTCATAAACAGCACGGCATTTTCGTCTTGCCGCTTTTTCTTGTAGATGATGAATATCGTGTCGCATACACCCATGATGCCGTTCGAACCCGAAATCATATTGAATACGTCATTTTCGTCCGCCATCTTTCGCAAATGGTGAATGAGAAAAATGCAAATCCGCTTGTTGTCGGCATACTCTTTCAATGCTCCGAGTTCTCGATAATCCGTTGCGTAGGCGATTTCGTCTTTCTTTGCCGAACCCCTGACCTTTTGCAAGGTGTCTATGATAATCAGTTTTATGTCCGGGTGTTCTTCGAACTCTTCGTCCAACTGCTTGATAAGACCGCCGTCCAAGCCGTTCGCCTTGATGGACAAGTAGAAATTGCTCGGTGCTTTCCCGCCGTCAAGAACTTTGTTCAGTCGGTCTTTAAGACGGAAAATACCGTCTTCGAGAGCGAGATACAAACACCCTGCCTGATTGCTTGCATAGTCCAAGAACTCTTTCCCACGGCTTATCGCCAAGCACATCTGCATCGCCATCCAAGACTTTCCGACCTTGGACGAAGCACACAATATCGCCAAGCCTTGCGGCAACACATCCGGGATTAACCATTCTGGCGGATCAATTTTCGCCGTTTGCAAGTCGCTTGCCGCTATGCTCGCAACACCGCGCTTGTATATTTTGCGGACTTCTCTCTTCGCTGCCGATACCGCCGCTTTAAGTCCTTCTGGATCTGCCATCAGCAGTTCGTTCGGATCTTTCTTCTCGCCTGCGACATTGAAAACTATGTATGGTACTTTCGCAGTTTGAAGTTCTTTTTCGAGTGCCGCCGTTGCCTTTTGCCCCGGCTCGTCATTATCCAAGCACAGCACAAGCGGAGCGTTCGGTTTTTTCGTCTTTACTTCCTTGACGAGCTTGTTTGCCCCGCCGACACCACAGAGCGACACCGAGACACCGCCGCATTGCATAATAGACAAGGCGCAGAGCGGACTCTCCACGATAAAGACGGGCTCTTTGCTCGTCCCCCACAACGCTTTGCGATTAAACAGCGGCTCCGCACCCGCCTCTTCGTTTGTCGGTTTATAGAACTTTTTGTCGGATATGCTCCGAGTTTGGTAGTATCGTAGTTCCGATGAGTACGGTAACACGATTGCGTTTCTCTTCGCGTCATAGCCAAGGCAGTATTTCTTCACCGTTTCCTTGGTCAGACCGCGCTTTTGAAAATAGTCGGTCTTGTCCGCGTCTTTGATGCACGCTTTCAGGTAGTCTTTTATGCTCGTTCGCTTGATGCAATCGTCCACGTCGATATGGAACATCTCGGCAAGAAGTTTCGCCGCCTCTAACGGCTCTACTTCTTTCATCTTTGACGCAAAGGTTATGACGTCACCCGTTTCACCGCAGCCAAAGCAAGTGAAGATATTGTTCTTGCGGTCAATCGAAAACGACGGAGTTTTTTCCCTATGAAACGGACACAGACCTTTATCTCTGCTATTCAACTTGATGCCGAATGCTTCTACCGCATCGGCTATTTTAACTTGGTCCTTGACCTTCTCGAAAATATCCGTCATTGTTCCTCCGTTTCGGGTTTCCGGGCGGCGGACTTTTACCGCCACCCGTTGCCCGTTTGTTTTTATTCTTCGTCAAGCGCCGTAACCTTGGTTGCCATTGCTTTGACCTGCTCCGACAAAGGAAGAACGTTTTTAAGTTCCTCTTCGGTCAGGTTACGGTCTACTGCGAACACCGCCTGCGAGTAGTTGATACCGCCGCTGTTCTGTGCCTTTTTCAGCGTGAATTTAGTGACCACGCTCACGGTTTTCTTTCCTTTGGAAAGAAGTCGCATTACGTACTTACTGAACTCTGCAAGACTGCCTGTCGGGAGCGAGAGAATAATCGGCAGAGCCTCGCCTTCACGAAGAAGGTAGATTCTTCTCTTCTGCTTGCACGCTTTTGCCCCGTTCTTGCCACTGCCGAACTTATTGAACTCACAGTCGGCGCACTGTCTGATTTCCCCGCTTTCCGCTTCGATACCGATGCGTCCGTCCATCGAGCCGCAGTCAGGCGGATTGTTGCCGCCCGTGTACTCTTCCTTGTAGTAGCACGAGATGGGATGATGATACAAAATCACCGCCTTGAACTCTTTTGCCGAGTCGGGACTTTCGGGATCATCGCCCGGTACTTCGTAGGCAAGACCTCCGCCTGCCGGGATTTTGATTCTCTCGAACGAGGGAGTCAGTCCGTCAAGTTCCTCTGCGAAGATCTCGCCAAGGTCTGCGCTCGCTCCGTAAGTAAGTGCCGTGTTTTCTTTCTTTACGATTTCGTTTGCCATTGTGTTTTCGTCTCCTTAAATTAATATTTTTTCGATTTGGCAACGCGGATACTGTTTTTCTCCGCAATTTTTATGAGCCCGTCCAACCATTCCGGAAGTACGCCCTCGTTCGCCGCAATGAGTTCCTTAACCGTTGCCGAAAGGGTTTGGCTGTTGATAGTGAACAAATCTTCGAAGCCGTTTTTCTTCATGACTTCCCATAGTTCGCCTTTCCTTTCTGGTTCTGGTGCCGGGTACTCTTGCGTGACGAGCGAGAACGTCGTTCCGTTACGATTGAACGAAGTCAACTCTTCCGTAGTCATCAAGTCGATCATTTCGGTTGTTACGCCGTCAATCTCTTCATTGATGCCCTTGACCTCACGTTCGAGGTCGCTCTTTTGCGTCCGCAGTTCTTTGAGTCTGTCGGACAGTTCCAGTAGTTTCGTATTCATCTGATACCTCCTGTTTTGTTTGATTGCTTTTTCAAGCGGAATACCTTTCTTCAATCGAGACGCGACCGTGCTGCGAGATACCCCGTATATCCTACAGATCTCCGCAAGCGTGAACACTTTCCCGTACATCACATACCGTCTCGTGCGGCTCGTGTTGCTGTTCTGCCTGCTTTTAGGTATCCATTTACAGTTTTTCGAGCAGTACTCTCCGTTGTTGTCGATTCGTTCAATCGTCAAGCCGTCTTTATATCCGTTTGCCATTGCCCAGTAGAAGAATGTCTCGAAGTCCTCCCATTCCGAACACACGCACACGCCCCTTGCTCCGTAATACTTGAAGTCTTTGCTCTTCGGGTTGGTACATCGCTGTTTCATATTCGCCCATATTCGATGCAGCCGCAGTTCTCCGTTCGGCATCGCCTTTTGCATCTTGCGATAGCATCCGCACGACATCGTGTGTCCGTTCACAAGGTCCGTTCCCCGTACTATCGCCGTTCCACCACACTCGCACTTGCACGCCCACATCAAAGCCGTGTTCTTTCCGTGCGGAGGTAACGGTTCTATCGCCGTCAGCCTTCCGAACTGTCTTCCCGTCAAATCCTTAAACTTTCCCATGCAGTAATGTCCTCCAGTTATCTACCATCAGTTTCGCAATATCGCCTTTGTGCTTTAATGCGTTCATTATCTTTTCATCCACCGTGTTCTTCGCCACGAGATGAATGTATAGACACTTTTCTTTTTGCCCGATTCGGTGAATTCTTGCTCGGCTTTGCTCATAGTTCGCGTAAGAGAAGTCCAACGAATAGAACACAGCCACGCTTGCGGCAGTCAATGTCAGCCCCATTCCCGTGGTTTGCAGTTGTCCCACGAACACTTTTACATCCGGGTTCTCTTGGAAGTCTTTGACTTGCTCCGCTCTGTCCTTCGTTGCCCCGTAAATCAACCTATAGCCCAACTTCTTGCGCTCAAGCATTGCCCTAATCGCCTCGATTTCCGGAACGAATCGCGCAAACACGACTACCTTTTTCCCTTCGTCCACGCAACTGTCGATGATGTCTTCGAGTGCCTCGATTTTTGCCGTGCTTATCGTCTGCGGATTTGCGGTTGCATCGTCACGAATAAACCCGCCCGTGCATTGCGATAGTCTTAACAGCTGCGTCAGAATGTTCCTTGCCGTCACTTCCGTATCGGCGGAGAGTTGTGCATAGCAGTCTTGTTCTATCATCCGATATACCGCCTCGGCTTTGGGTTCGAGTTTTATCGTCCGGACTTCGTCTATAAATGGTGGCAGGTCGACTGCGTCTTGTATCTTGATTCGGAACGCTATCTTATGCACCTTTTCCACGAGTTCCGGGAGATGGTTGTACCCTACGATTTGGTGGTTCTGGTAACCGCCCATCACGGCATAGCGGTTGCGGAATAAGTAGTAGGATGGTCCGAGTATCTCTTCGTTTAAGAACTTGTACTGCGAGAAAAAGTCAAGCGGATTGTTGGTAACGGGCGTTCCCGTCAGGATTACGTTGAACTTGCTCTTCTTGCCGAGTTTATGTAATGCCTTAGACTGCGCAGTTGTCGGATTCTTTATCTTGGACGATTCATCGCATACGATCATGTCCGGACTCCACTTTGCTATCTCGTCTTCGAGCCGCCAAGCCGATTCGTAATTAACGACAATAACTTGCAGTGCCGAGCCGTTCATATATCCGAATGCCGCTTTTTTCTTGGTTATAGAGCCGTCCAATATCGTCAGCGCATAGCGGAAGTCCGCAAACTTTTGAAACTCGTCTTCCCATACACCCACAATCGACTTCGGTGACACAACAAGCACTTTACCGACACGCTTTTGACCGTTTAACGCCCCTATTAGCGCAATAGTCGTTATCGTCTTGCCCGTTCCCATATCCATTAGGAACGCTACCGCCTTGCCCGTATCGAACTGTTTTAGTGCGAAGTTGTATGCCTTTACTTGGTGGCTATAAAGGCTGCCCTTTATCGGCGGTTCTATATTCGGATCGGCATTCCCCGTGGTGTCCGTGCTATCTGCCGTCAATGCCTGTAATTCTTTGTCAAGCGTTGCTCCGAGCAGTCCGAGCGTTGCCACGTTTTCTTTCGTAAGCGGGACTACCCAACACTTATCGTCCGCATCGTAGAACCTGTCCTGCATATCCTTAATGCTCCCTCGATATGCGAATGAATCGTAGATGCGTATGGTTTCGTTAGATCGGACAGCGTACATTCATTCCCTCCCAGTCGATAACCTTAACCATCTTCTCCGCGCCGAATGCGTTTATCATTCGTTCGCTTTGCTCGTAATTGAACGGAAGACCGCCGAGCAATATTGCCGTTAGTTCCGCTTTGCTGATTTTGAACTCGATACAGAACAGCGACAGACTTCCGCATTCTCTCTTCACCATTCGGACGAATGGTTGTATATGTACTTTCATGACATACCTCTCTTTGGCTCGCTGAATGTTTGGAGAATGCCTTTCATCGTTTCAAGTTCTTCTCCCGTGAGCCCTTCTGTTAATTTTTCAAGGAGCGCAGTTTGCTTTTCGGAAAAGTATTTCATTCCGAGATGGTATCCATCGGTTATGTAAATGCCACCGCCATTCCCTTGAACCGTGTATACCGGGTAAGCCAACGAGAGATATTCTATGTCGTATTTAATTGTTCGTTTGCTGACGCCGAATTCGTTTGCAAGATTCTCGACCGTGTCGTTTCTGCGCCGACATAATGTTTCGAGAATTTCCATTCTACGTTCCATAGAACTCACGTTGTCTCACCTCCTTTGCTCTTGATGGCTGTATTCTAACGGGCAAAGGTGCAAGGTTTTTGCACCTTCAAAAAATAATTTCAATTTTTTTATTGTTTTGGGGAATAAAAAGAGCCACCGACAAACTACTCTCCTATTCGGATTTCGTCTGTCGGTGGCCTCTCAATACTGGTTTAACCTACCGCTCTAATGCGATTTAGATGTTCTTGGTTTTACAATGTCCCTGTTTCAGACCGACCAAGTTTCCTTCGCAAGCAATAAATATTTAGTTGGAGTGTAACAGTTCTTGTCCTATCGGCGCGAACACGTCTACTTGGACGTGACGTCTGCTGATTAGTTTTGAAACCGTTACCGTGCCGCAGTGCGGACACTTTATTCGTATAAGACCGTCTTCGCCTTGAAAACCTACTATAATGTTTCGGCAGTTCAGGCATACCCATTTTATAGGGACATCGCCATCTTTAAAGTGCATAGTTGTTATATTGCCTCCTCTCTCCCTTTGATACTTCGGTTCTGGATTTTTTCTACTGCTATTGTGCGGTCGGGACTTCCTACACAGAAGTAGAAAAGCCGCTGTATCCTTCGTATACACACTCATCGGAACGGGGCTGTGTCCGTTGAGCTTAACGATTATTTAAGGCTGCGACAAGCGTTCGGCTATCATAGATGGGTATCCGTTTCGGCTTTTTGAATTGCGGAATCTCGATTTCATTCCCGCATTTGTCGCAGATAAATCTCCCCTCAGTTTCTTCAAGGTACATGTCCTTGTTAAGTTTGCCGCATATGGGGCATTTTGCATCATACGTCATGGCATTTCCACTCTCGTTGTTTCTTCGATTATTTCATCGCCGTCCTTGTATCTCACGACTTCGTCAAAGTCTCCGTTTTTATCAAACGTCCATATCATGTGCGCTCTGCACTTCGGACAATCAAGGCTGACGGGGACATCGACTTCGTACTCGATATCAAGTCTTTGGCCGCATCGACCGCAATGTTTTTGAGTTCTCATGTTATCCTCCTCTTTTAACTTTCTAAATTTTTGATTACTTTGGTTGCTACGCCTTGTATCTTGCACTCTTCTACTTCGATGTCTTTCATTCGCTTGTTCTCCGGGTGCAAAATAATCCTGCGGTTCGCTAAATCCGGGCGATAGCGCTTGAGCGTCACTTCATTGTCTACGAGTGCGACTACGATGTCGTTATAGTTCGCCGTTTCCTGTTGTCTGACAAGCACAAGGTCTCCGTCATGAATTCCTGCGTCTATCATCGAGTTTCCGCAAGCCGTAAGCAAGAAACACTTTTTCGCATTTCCCACAAACGATGCCGGGAGTCTGACATATCCGTCTATGCACTCATACTCTTCCGATAATGGTCCGCAAGGCACGTATCCGAGTCTTGGCACGGCAACAACGTTCGTTTCGGTCGCTCGCGTCACTTCGGTTTCGTATCCATCTTCCCCTATCTCCAAGAGTCCTTGCTCTTTTAGATAGTCGATGTATATCGTTACGTTGCTCTTACTGCAACCGACGTTCTCCGCTATACACCTGATGGACGGGCTTGTCCCGTACTGACCGTAATACTCTTCAATAAAGTGTTTAATTTTGTTCGTCAAGTCTTGTTTCTTCGTTTGCATTCGTGATGGCCCTCACTTTTTCAATAACGGACGCTCCGTCCGTTTTTGATACCTTTATTATATCCATTTTCACTTTCACTGTCAAGAGCCTGAAAGGTATAAAAATAGGGGTGTGCAAGAACATGCACACCCCACTGAAATATTTGTCATGATTTACTTAATCTATGATGTTTTCGGTAGCAAATAGCGGACTGTTGAAGAACTCCACGATTTCAATGCCTAACCCTTGGCATAATTCAAAAAGAACGCGGACATTGACCGCCACATTGCGTTTGTGTTTGATATCCCCTATCGTTGTTTGATTCACGCCCGTAAGCATTGAAAGGCGGTATGCGGTCAAATGCTTTTCTTCCATCAGTTCCGTCAATCTCGCTGACAGGGCTTCTGCTATTGTCATGACTGCTCCTCCTTTTGCTAAACTTTGGCTATGCATTTAGTATAAACTTTTTCTTTTGGAAAATACTGTGCGTAAGTTTAGTATTGCTTGATTTTCGCCCAGTATTTTGGTATAATCATTTATGAGAGGAGCGAATTATGAAGACTGTGTGCGTTACCGGGCATCGACCCGCAAAGTTACCTTGGGGTTATAAAAAAGAAGGACCCGATTACGATGAGTATATCGAGTCCCTTGCTTGTACTATTGCTGATTATCTTGAAAACGGCTACGACCACTTTATTTCCGGAATGGCTCTCGGCGTCGATATGGACTTTGCCGAAACTGTCATTCAATTTAGGGAGCATTACGACCTTGACGTCAAGTTGGAGTGCGCTATCCCCTGCCCGAATCAGACCTTGAAATGGTCTCCCGCCGAAACGGCGCGATACAAGACTATCCTTGATAAAGCCGACAAGGTTACGTTGGTCAATGATCACTACTTCCGTGCCTGTATGCTCGTGCGGAACGATTATATGGTAGACCACTCCGACTTGGTGCTTGCCATTTGGAATGGTGAGCAATCTGGCGGGACTTGGCACACAATTCAGTATGCCAAAGCCAAAGGCAAGCAAGTCGACATCATCAAAGTTGACCGAAAATAAAGAGAACGCGCTATCTGGGATTTCCCCAAACAGCGCGTTTTTATTATTGATTTAATGAGGATAAAATGATTTTTGTTAGTTTATGATATCTTTGGTACAGCGTTTCTTCCTTGCTTGTTTCCCCACCGAGATCAAGTATTGCTTGCCCAATGATTGACTTCTTAGATGGTTTGCTGTTGTTAGGGACCTCTTCCCCTGTGGCAACGTCAATTATGCTTAATGTTCCATCGATAGCGGTAGTTCCATGATATTTCTTTCCTGTTAAACTTGAAGCAAAATCAATATCCTTGAAATGATGTCGATTGGCACTTGCAATTTTTACACGCTCTGCTAATTGTTCGTCCGCAACTTCTTCTTTTGTTTGAACATATTTTCTTAAATTACACTCAAGACCATTGATTTTTGCAACCATTTCCAAGATACCATAAGCATCCTCTGGTGTCATATTATAGAATTCACGAATTCTTATCTTTCCCTCTATCTCATCCTTACTTCTCAAAGACGGATTTAGTTGGTCAATCAAGGTATGTACAGGGATATCCTTTAACCTATCTGTTACTTCGTATGTTGCATAAATTCTAAAACCAAATGGAGTGCATTCAGTTCGATTTAATTGAGCAACTCTTTGTTGAACATCATCTGCATAACCAATCTTAACCCACTCGCTAAACGATGGGTTTGTAAGTATGTAGATATATCCTTTCTTTTCGTTATCCATTTCGAGTACCCCTTTTAGTCCATTATGTTGTCCGTCCACAGCTCGCACTGGGTCATAACCGTTTGAACTGCATCATCCATTCCTTCTGGCGGATATTTGTGTTTTTTGAGAAGTTTCTTTATAAGCATCCTCATCTTTGCACGAGCGGACTCTCTCTTTTGCCAGTCGATTGTTTTGTTTTTGCGAAGAGTGTCTGTCAATTCCTTGGTTATAGCAATCAACTCTTCATTTTCGTAAAAGTCTTTAATCGCCTGTGGCTTGGTCAACGCATCATAGAACGCCAACTCGTCAGCCGTCAAACCAAGGGAGTCCCCTTCTTTCTTTGCCGCTGCGATTTGCTTAGCTATGTTAAGCAACTCTTGAATGACTTCTTCGTTGGTCAATAGACCGTTTAAGTATTTGTTCATCGCCATTTGCATTATTTCGCTGAACTTTTCGCTCTTGACAACGTTCGTGCGGCGATATATCGAAACTTGATCGGCTATTAACTTCTTCAAGAGTTCGACGGCGAGGTTCTTCTCTTTCATCTTCGCTACTTCTGCGAGGAATTTTGGGTCAAACAGCGAGAACTCTTCCTTTACATCGGAGAAGAGATTAATTACGCCGTCGCTCTTAATGCTCTGTTTTAACAGTTCATTGATTCTGGCGTTCATCTCTGGCAAGGATATTTTTTGACCGCCGCCCGTATTAGTAAGTCTAACAACAAGGACGCGAACAGCTTCGAAGAATGCCGCCTCGAAACGAAGTCCTTCTTCCACCAAGGAAGAACACAACGACAGGGACTGATGGAGCATCAGGGCTTCTTTTATAAATGCCTCTCTATCCTTTTCTTTGCCTACCGCAATAATAAAGTTGACGGCCCCGCTTATCGTCTTCGCTCTTTCAAGGTCTGTGCCGATCATAAACTTGCTATAGTCATACGAATGGAATAGGTCACGGCAAATCGAGAGTTTTTCGAGAAATTTCGGAAGTGCAACCTTTGCAACATCGGTATCTCCGTAATTTTTCTTGTCGCGTATCGTGTAATCGTTCATCGCTTGCTTAAGTGCAGCAGCGATGCCGACATAGTCAACGACAAGTCCACCCTCTTTATCTCGGAATACTCTATTTACCCTTGCGATTGCCTGCATTAGGTTGTGACCCGACATCGGTTTGTAAACGTACATTGTCGCAAGGGACGGGACGTCAAACCCAGTCAACCACATATCCACGACTATTGCGATTTTCAATGGGCTGTCGTTGTCTTTGAATTTAGCGGCAAGTTCCTCTTTGTAATGCTTGTTGCCTATAATTTTGCGCCACTCTTCCGGGTCCTTATTATCGGAAGTCATAACGACTGCAACCTTGTCCGTCCATCCTTTGCGAAGTTCCAAAATCTTATTGTAGATCTTCATTGCAATCGGGCGTGAGTATGCGACTATCATCGCCTTACCTGTCAGCAGGTTTTCTCTGTTGTTTTCGTAATGTTCGATGATATCAGTTACCAAGGAATCGATGGTCTTATCGTTTCCTAATATAGCTTCCATTTGTCCGAGTTCGCGCTTGCTCTTTTCGACAACGGCAGGATCGGCGTTGTTTGCCATTACTTCGTACTCGTTATCTATCAATCGGAGTGTTGCTTCGTCAAGTTTCAACTTGATTACTCGGCTTTCGTAATACACAGGGCGAGTTGCACCGTCTTCGACCGCCTGCGTCATATCGTAAACATCTATGTAGTTACCGAAGACTTCTCTTGTACTACGGTCTTTGGACGAAATAGGCGTTCCCGTAAAGCCTATGTATGTTGCGTTCGGCAAACTGTTGCGGATGATTCTCGCCGTACCGATGACCTTTTTTGCTACTTCTTCCCCGTCATCGTTCTTTACCATTTTAACAGTTTCGGCAAGACCATATTGTCCTCTATGAGCTTCATCCGCCATAACGATGATATTTCGTCTTTCGGACAACGGTTCGTGCGACTCTTCGAACTTTTGCATGGTCGTGAAAATGATACCGTTTGCTTTGCGACCGTCAAGCCAATCTTTGAGTCCGATTATCGGTTGCTCGCCCTTTCTCAAATGCGAATTGCGTTCTTTATCCTGTTCGGACAATTTGCGCTTGTCGGCTTGTACTGGCTTTTGACGCAGGAAATGGCTACACTTTGAGAACTGACCATACAACTGATCGTCCAAATCGTTTCTATCGGTTAACACAACGATGGTCGGAGATTCCAAGGCTTCTTGCAGCAAGTGTGCATAGAAAACCATAGACAGCGACTTTCCGCTCCCTTGAGTATGCCAAAAGACGCCGCCTTTGCCATCTGTTACGGTTGCGTGCTTGGTTGATTCTATCGCTTTTTTAACTGCGAAATACTGATGGTATCCCGCCAAAATCTTATACGATTTGAGTCCTTCGTTGCTGAAACAAATGAAGTTCTTTATAATATCGAGCAGACGTTCTTTTTGGAACATTCCCTCGAAGAAAGTGTCGAATTGAGCAAACTGCGTGTTCTCGTAGCTTCCGTCCTTTGTCTTCCACTCCATGAAGCGGTCTTCCCCGGAAGTAATCGTTCCCGCCTTTGATGTAAGGTGGTCGCTCATCACGAGAATTGCATTGTAAATAAACATACTGGGGATTTCAATCATATAGTTCCGCAGTTGTCTATACGCTTCCGAAACATCGGTTTCTTCCCTTGACGGAGATTTCAATTCTACCAATACCAACGGCAAACCGTTGATAAATAGGATAATGTCCGGGCGTTTATTGCTGTTCTCTATAAATGTCCATTGGTTTGCCACAATGAACGAGTTTTTGTCCGGGTTCTTATAGTCAACAATATAGACGATGTCCGATGTTTCTTCACCGTTGACCGAAAAGCGGACTTGTATTCCGTTTTGGAGGTAGTCCATAAACAGTTGGTTCTTTTGTACCAACTCGGCATTCTCAAAGTTTTTCAGTTTGAAAAGCGCATCTTGAATCGCCTCTTCGGGCAAATCGGGATTGATACGATAAAGCGCGTCAATCAACTCACTTTCGTATAACGGGTCGTAAAAATCGCGCACGACATCTGGACCATACAAGTATGTATAGCCCATACCCTTGAAGAGTTCAATTACTGAATTTTCATAATTTCCTTCGTCAAATGCCATTTTGTTCTCCTCCTACACTTCAACGCTCATCATACAATTTTCGTTGTACTCAAATTGTTCCTGTGGTAGTTCTTTGATATTATACACCACTACTCTTGGAACTTCCAAACCTTTTCCAAAAAACTCTATCTTTTTGTATGGTGTAAACCACACAATGTAGTCTATATCCGAGTCTGCCAATACTTTTATAAATGCAGAATCGTTGAACCAAGCATGTACTCTTCCGAAATTTAGTTGACCTTGAACGGGATTCGACGATTTATATGGAGTTTCCATATATGCCGAAGACTCATCGAATACAAAGAATATTACCTTGCAGCTTGGGTGGTTTTCTTTATACCTATGTATTTTCTTTTTGTGTGTCTCTACCGTTCTGACGAAGTTGTCCCTATAAAATCTATAGTTGTGGTCTTCTTCGGTCGGCAATTTCGTATCTACGAGCAAATGTAGTTTTGCACCGGGAAACTGTCCAAAGATGCCCTTCTCTTGTAATTCCCTTGTCACTTCACTTTCTCTTGTAAGGGTCGGATTGACCATTTTCCCTTTTTCGCTAATATAGCCGTGGTCATCAACTCGCATCACATCCATCATCAAACCGTATTCGTCACAATAAAAATCTGGTGGTGGATCATTCTTTCCCGATGTATCCGTCCATTTTGTCCAAGACTCTTCATCAAAAATAGACTGAAACACTTGCTCCGTTTCCTCGTTTCCGGGAATTAAAAGCGTCTCTGACGGAGAAACAATTGTTTGAAAAAACTCTATTATTTCGCTTTCTTTATCGAAAATCCCCATTTATTCCTCCGATAAACAATAATTTAATGCAGCAAATTCAAGCTCTTTTCTCGGATTGGTTCGTGACTTTTACTCCCTTTGGCGGTAATAAACCGTCATCTTGGAATAAAGCCGATATTTATTCTATTTCGAAAGTAATATACGGCGCTCCATTCTCTTCAAAAGCATTTAATACCGACCGAAATGGCGTTCCGATTATTAGAATTCGAGATTTAAAAGAACAGCAATTTGTTACCTATACCACAGAAACACATTCCAAAGGATACTTATTGAAACCCGGTGACGTGGTTGTCGGTATGGATGGAGAGTTTCGGCCTTATATTTGGGGAAACGATAAGGCTTGGCTTAACCAACGAGTGTGCGTCTTTGAGAATAAGCGTCCGAACGGTAAAGCATTCCTTTATTGTGTGATTAAGCCATTGTTATATGCAATCGAACAGACGCAAGTAGGAACAACAGTCATTCATATAGGAAAAAAGGACTTTGATGCTTTTGAATTTTGGCTTCCCGAAGACTGTGTTCTGGACAAGTTTGACTTAATAACTAACCCAATGTACCAACAAATAGTTTCTACATTACTTGAAAACAAAAAATTGATGGTGTTGCGTGATACGCTTTTGCCTAAATTGCTATCGGGCAAAATCGATGTGTCAGAGGTTGAGTTTTAAGCAACTAAATTATTGTTTATTCTATCATTTTCCTCTATTTTGTCATCCAATGAGCCAAGAATTTGAGCAATTCTCCGCTGTTCTTGAATTTCTACGGGAACTCTTACCACAATGTTCTTCATTGTATTGCCCGATACTTCCTTAAAGGTCGTACCACTTCCCATGTGTTCAATAGCATCTTTATTGTATTTTAGAAGGTAATATAGAAACAACGAGTCCGTTGTTTTATTTGGAATAACACTCTTGAACCCTTGGTTTGTGCATAAATCGTTTTTTGCAATGGCTATATAACCGATTGGGGCTCGTGATGAAAATAATACAGTATCAGCAGGCATAATTTGTGCAGAGCAACTTCTTAAACCTTTTTCTGTAATATTTCTTTCCCCTCTCTGTATATATCTCCCTTTGAAATCGGACAAATCTTTGGGTGTTATCCAAGAAACCGTACCGTTTTCATAGTTTGTAGCATCCTTCGTTGACGGAGTTGCTCCACCAACAACAGTACCCAAATCAGAGATTGTGCATTGTTTCCATTCTGCCATTGCTTTACCTTCCTATCCAATGAATTTTCTATGTGCCATTTTTACGTTGCTTTGTTTTACCATAGCATACATCAAAGTTGTGTCGATCCGTTTGTGTCCCAAAAGTCGCTGTAATTGCTCTATTGGCATTCCTTTGTCAATAACCGTGGTTGCCAGTGTCCTTCGGAATTTGTGCGGATGAGCCTTCTTTATGCCGAGCTTTTGCCCGATTTGTTTAATTCTGACCTCTATTCCACCGATTTTTAGCCGTTCGAATGGTGATTTCAACGACACGAACAAGGCAGGGTTATTGTCGGTTCGGCTTTCAAGGTAGCATTGCAAATGCAATTTTGTCCTTGCATCGAAATACACCGGGCGTTCCTTATCGCCTTTTCCAAGAACAATGCACTCCCTTTCGGAGAAGTTGACATCCTCTCGGTTGAGCAACACCATCTCCCCTACACGCATTCCCGTTGATGCAAGCATATCAATTATAGCAAGGTCGCGCAGGTTTACGCAACTATCCCGCATTACCTCCAACTCTTCGTCTGTATAGGTTTCTTTTATGTTTGATGCGGTTTTTACCTTGTGTATTCGTCGAACGGGACTCTTTATTATATAGTCTTCGTCTTCCAACCACGAAAAGAAACTTGATAGTATTCTTCTCATATTGTCGATGGTCACCTTGCTTGAATTGCGTTTGCTTTGGTAGTCCGTTAGGTAACCACGCAAATCATCTGTTGTGATGTGTTTAATCGGCTTTCCGATATGTAACAGCATCGTTTCGATGGTCGTAGTGTAGTATTTAAGCGATTTTTCCGAGCATCCCTCTACTCTCTTTGCCGCTATAAAGAGTTCTGTAAGATGGTTGTTTTCGGTTGTCGTATCTATCGTTTCTGTCTTTTCCGTGTTAACAATCGTCTTTCCTTGAAGTGCTATTGTTAACACACGTCGTAATTCTTCGAGTTGTCCGTTGGTTAAATGCGGCAACATTCCTTGGACAACGTCGTTTATGAGTATTTGTTCCATAGTTGTTCTCCTGTAATGTGATGTAATATATTAAGAACGACTATGCAACGGCTGTTCCTTTTTCACTTCCGCCGTTGTTGGAAGTTATCCTATGTTAAACAATAATTTAGCGGCTTAAAACTCGACATCTGACACATCTATTTCGCCAGACAATAGTTTTGGTAATATGGTATCACGCAAAACGGCAAGGCCA